GCCTACGTTACTGATCTGACATTCTGGCAAGATGAAGTCAATGTAGTAACCATCTGCTTCTCCGATACGCCACGCGCAGAACAACTTCGTTTTGTTACGATGATAACCGAGCAGATCCATGGTTGCCTTCAATGGCTGCTCCGGCTCAAGCGAAAGCAAAGGCATCCGGTCTACAATCATGGCGCGGTCCCATCCTTCAGGAGCACACGTAACATTCTGGCGGAGATTAACCGTGTTGCCCAGGTCCCACGTAACACCTGCGTAGTTATCACAGGCGCGCACGTTAGTCAGAACGTCGACCATGAAGTTGTCAGTACCGCCCAGGTTGACCCAACCAGCATTGTCTGCTGAAGACGTCGAAGCAACACCGGTGTCATAGTAGGCCCAATCAATGATGTTAGCGCCTACGTTGAAGTCACCGTTGAGGACGACGTGGAACGCAGTCGCTGCTGTTTTATCAACCGGTGTTGCAAAGATGAAGTCAACCCACTCATAAGCATCGTCCCTGATGAGTAAAGGATCACGATACAAACTGACTGCGCCTGCGACCAGTGCATTAGGAACGCCTGCTACGTCTGTCCAAATCTCCGCCCAGATACCATTAGTGTATCCAGCCGGGACGCCTGTACGTTTTAACCGACAGCGTACACGTCCTATCTGTGTAGCGTTAGCCTCAGCAGGGAGGAATGCGGCGAGCCTGTCGTTAGCACCTGCTCCCTGTCGAAGGTCAAGGGCACCAGCAACGGTCTGCAATCCAGTCGAGGCGGGATTGTACTCGAGCAAGTGCAGATAACTCTGTAACAATACCTCCGGAGGAGTCTGTTCGTAGGACGGTGTTGGAATAGCCGCGTCTCCATCGTCGTGGAACACGCCCTGGAATTCAAACTCCGCCATGAAGATCTCATTCCCGTTACCTGTGAAGTTAACATTACCCATGCAACCTTTCATAATGCGATAGTAACCATCGCAGTTAAAATACATGGTCAACGTTGGTTGGGATGCAACAGACAAAGTAGTCGGAGTGTACTTCGTCAGTATGCTAGGACGATTAGTTTCGGACATGAGACATGCCTTCAACAGATCACCGATTGCCGGGATCGTTCCTGCAGCACCAGACCCTTTGACAGGAACCTGAAATGACAGTGAGCATCTGCGTCCTCCCACTGCCGCCTCTACCCGACCCAGGGCAGGTTTAACCGGAGTGAACTCTACTGTCGTAGGCTCAACCGAAAACTCCGGCTCTTGCATCAGGAGCTTGCAATCACTCCCGCTAATTGTTTCGGCAACGCCAGGCGTGGCTTCGATCTTCCACCCCAGCACGCCAACATTCTGCAATAAACTCATTTCTCACTTACCTCCTCTGATATGGATTCCCGAAGTCGGTTATGTAGTGCACGTCGACTTCTAAAATGATTCCACCAAAAGGTTCAGCGCCGTCCGTCAGTGCGCGCGCTACTTCGTTTACAGACGTAGTGACTGCTTCTCCACCTCGCCTGCGCCCTTCTAAAATTGCCATCTCGATATCTGCGCCCCACTTTTCCAATGCGTCCTCCGCGACTACATCTTCATAGGCGGCGACCCAACCCTCCACTATGACTATCACGTGGTGAGTAATTTCTCCAACCGGATAAGCATCCTGATACCTATCCCGGTCTGCGTAGATAATCGCTCCAGGATAAGCATCGAGCATTGCTTGCCCTGCAGTTCGAATTATCTTTACCTGTTGCATATCGTAGTTAAAACCATTAATCGTTTGAATTGACAATAACCAGTTCTTCATATCCTCCAGGATACGAGCAACTACAGGCTGGCCTGAATCAGACACAGTAACCCGACGTGGTATACTAGGAGGTGAGAATCCGGGTGTGTATTCAGCATAAAGAATAAACTCGGTTAAATGGTCAGCCGTCAATCCAGATACTTGAAAAGTGCCGCTCACACCGCCTATTCCAACGTAAACCCCACCAGAGCCCCATATTAAGTCAGAAACCCCGTTAGGCCCCGATATACGACGATATAGCACATGAGTTTGCACGTAGCCAGCGTCAGTCGGTGGCGTTATTGTTAAAGTCACTGACGTTCCTGTCAGGTCGTTCACAGCATCATTGAATATTGGTGGTGAATAAGCCATAACAATTTACCTTTGCTGATTCCAAATTCTTGCTACCTCGTCCATGACACGCTTCTCAACTCGCTTCGCCTGACGGTCAAATATATCCCTTGCGCCTAATCGTGCAGGAATTCTGACCTCGCGCTTCAAAGCGAACATGGGTGAGTAGGAACCATTATGTTTCTCAAATATAACGTCCTTCGCAATAAACGAGCGGCCCTTGATATCTGACGGAGATATCCGTGCTACCCCGGCTGCTGTGACAGCATCGCCTATTGGGATTGCGAGGAACTTCCTTCGCTTCGGAGTTATGACTGCGCCAAACTCGTGGGTGACTGCATAAGGCGTCTCATTCAAAATGATTAATCGCAGTCCCATCCCATGACCTTCGACTCTATTAGTCCAACCGCGAGCGAGTGTTCCTGACCGCCTCTTCAACTTCGTAGTGCTTGCGCGGATCATCTCGGCTTGTATCTCGTTACCTCCTGCCTGCAAGGTACGCCTAACGCCTCGATCAAAGTCCTGCGGGAACCTTTTGAACGTCGCAATAATTAGGCTAGCATTACTTGTTACTCGTATGCTCATGGATATTGAATCCTTCTGAAGTTGTGCAGTACGTCGATAACTCCGTCCATCAACCTTAATGGGTGAAGATCCATGTAGGTTGTATTAACACCTGTCCCACCTTGCACGCCCATTGCCTTAACGTCCAACTTGTCGCGACGCTTCCAGTGAAAGACGATCTGATCGATCAAAGCTTCTTCGATCTCCTCGTAGGCTCCAACAAACCCCGCTTCATTGACAACATACGTCTGACCTGATCCAGGCGACGTCCAGTCAGCATCAACTTCGAGCTGTGTCTGACTCACTACTGCAGTGATCTCACGTGTATCATTTCCAACAGTCACAGTCATGCCTACCTCAACAAGATCATCTTCAAACGTCGCCAACGCACTGTCTAATGTCCGCGGAGGACCGTTTGCTGTCACACCATCTGCTTCAGTGATGATTGTCTTTGTTGCCATCCCTCCGGTCCAAACAATCTTCAATGCTTGCGCTCCATGCAGGAGTGGCGACCTGAACTTGATCTTGCCTTGATGATCTTCGTCAGTATAGACACGGTAGTCATCTTGATACGTTAGCGCAGTTGTATATGTTGGACTTGCACTATTGTCATTGAATATTTCTACAAGTGGTTCAGGCGTCGCATCTAAACCAATAGGCCAGGCCGCTAACTTGATGATAGGATAATCCTCCGCCACGTCGAAGTATTCAGTTCGTTCACGATAGACGATCTTCCTATCCATGTAATCCATGAACCTCCGAGAGTAATTCTGCAGCAACGTGTCGACTTGCCCTTTCAGTGAATCACTTTGCACTCCTGGCAAGCGAACCAACACGCGGTCACGTGTAGACATTAAAATTAGATCGCGCCAACGTTCCATAACTTACCTCACTTACTTTTCCTTTTCCTACGTCCTCGTTGCTTGCCTTTCTCCTGACGGTCAACGACTTCCTCAACCGGTGTCTCAACCTCGGTCACCAAACGCTCTTCCACTTCCACTTCCTCTACTTTCTTTTTCTTCTTCACCGCGGATTTCTTCGTGACTGTCACGATGTCTCCTCCACGTCCTCCGCAATGAGGACACCAGGCGTAGGCAAGATTAAATGCAGTTGTCTCAAACTCTTTGAAACAACCACTGTTATTGCAGCGCAAAGTTAAAGCTTCCACTCGTTCGAGTTTATGTTCCTGTCCTATCGCCTGGACAAGTTCTATTTCAATGATGCCTCCGGCCAGGACAGGATCTGCCTTCCCAAACGAATGGATATTTCCTTGACCATCCCTTATCTCTGTTTGATAAAGAAAGGAATAACCGTCGCGAACTACAAACCTTTCTTTCTGTTTATCCTCCGTCATTGTTTCCTCCTTGTTAAAGGATCACGGGAGTCTGGCTCCTCTTTGATCCTACGTTTAACTGATCGGCAACACCGGTGGGTCAATTGCATCACCTACCACACCAATGATGAACGGGAACCAAAGCCCGCTAGGTACGTTTGAAAACTCATATCTAACCCTTATGTAACTCTTCCGCTGCATAAGATTAAGTGTTCGTACCGTGAGTGTATCAAGGCTATTGACTGGCAGTATATCACTTTGCCACGCAGGAATGTTGCCGCCTTCATCGATCTCGTCTCCAGAAACATCCTCGAACGTCAACTGGAAAAGTTTGAACCAAACGTCCTCACTAGCCATTGCGTTCCACGAGGTATCATAGTACCTGCAGTCGCTAGTACCAACCACCGTGTTGTAATGAATCTGAATACAGTTGCTTGCGTCCTCATCGTACTCGCCTTCGATCACCAACCAGTATTGTGTTGTCTTTGCAATATCAACGTTGATACCTTCCCAACCAATCAGGATTTCCTGAAGGCTGGTACTGATATCAGCCGTTGCTAATTTGTAGGAATCACCAAGAGAGGTCAATCCAGGATCAGGGTTACCACCAACGTCAGCGATGATACTGAAGGAGATGTTAGGTGGTCTATCACTTGCGGTGTTAACCGGAGTGCCTACCCTTGACACCATGACAGACATAGCGATCGGCGTTCGGTAGTCAACGTTGTCCTGTGTAAACGGGATAGCAACATAGATATTACTGTTCGCTCCATCGCGCAGCTTAAGCGATCCATCGTCAACCCCATCATAAAGGTTGCTATGAGTCATCACTGGAGGATCGGACTCCTGGAAGTAGATATTCATCAACTCTCCAGATGGAGCCGCCGCCACTATCGGCTTAAACGTGAACACGCCTAAACTCCGATAGCGTTCCAGCTCTGACAGGATCCAGCCAAACTGTCTGGTTGAGTCCCTTTGCGAGCCTGCGTCAAGGAACGCAGCATTTGCTAAATCAAGTGAGCGCATAACGCCCTCCTTAAGTCATCGGGCCGAGTTTTGGATAGCCTACGTTCAAGATGTTCCCAATTGTCCAAATGCCTCCTGATACAGTGTAGTAAGCTCGCACTGTATCTTTGACAACCTGTAGGTCAACTTCGATCCTCTCCGCAACATCGATCCAATTCAACCAACCTTCGGTGATCTGCGTGAAGGCAGCGCCTGTAATGTCTGTGAAGACGCAAGTCCAAAGACGGAACCAAACGTTCTGGTTGGTCATCACTGCCCAGGCCGCGTCGTAATACTTACAACCGCTGGTTGCTGTGTCGTAGTGCACCTGGATGCAGTTAGTTGCTGATACTGTGATATCGCCGTTGACTACAATCCAATATTGAGACCCTGAGGAGAGGTCATAACCGTCTTCCATAATAAAGTTGTACATTGCTATTGAGGTATCAATATCGGAGCCGAGGATCTTTCGGCTCTCGGTTAACCCCTGCGCGCCTTCCTCATTGGCGTTAGGATCTCCAGTTGAGTCATCCCATATCTCAACCCATACCGACTCACCTGCAGTGATAGTCCCCAACCGCGACAGCCAAAGGTCAACGGAGTAAACAGTGATGTCCGCGGAAGGCGTGAAAGGGATAGCAAACAAAAGATTGCTACCCGCTCCATCGCGGAGCTTCTCGCTTCCGTCGTCTACTCCGTCATAGGCATTAATTTGGTCACTCAATTCAGGCGGATCTGATTCCTGGAGTTTAACGTCCAAAGTATCAGAGCCACCACCACTGGCAACTAGCATCGCTCCTAATGAAGCTTGAGCCGCACGATAACCAGTCAGACCAGCGATCGGTCTCCCACCTCCAGTCTGGCCTACCGTGGAAACGTTAAGCGCAGTCGCCGCTACAATATCTCCTAATCTGTTCGTCATAACGTCACCTCCTTATGCGTCGCTGACGTTACGGACGCACGCCGTCTACGACCACGAAGGATTCCTCATGCCTGACTGCAATGTCATAAAGCCAAGCGGCCTTAATGATGATCTGATTCTTTACGAACGTGTCACCGGCCTGATCGGAGGTAGCTAATTCCAAACCACCCCAGTAAGCAATCACGAGATCATTCCAGTTAGCAAAGACGATGTTGGAGCAATCTGCGCTCGCGCCCTTTGTCAAGTTGATAGGGATCTGCGTGGTGTGTCGCAGCAGATAGCCGTCAAGGTTACCAGCTTTGATATCATCGCGGAATAGGTACTGCCCGGTCCCGGCTCCGCCTGAATCGTCGCGCATGCCTTTGAATGTCTGACGAGACCGAGGAGCCATCGCCCAACCCAAAGCGCCCATGTCAGCATTGCTGTTGAGTATCACGAGTTCAATCCCGTCAATGTCTTCAGGAATCGGAGTAGCGCCAGCGCCAGCATCATTAATCAAGGTATAGGTTCCAATACCAGGAGTATTGATTATACCGACTGGACGGTTGCCCGCGCCGTCACCATACAGGGCCTGGTAATCCATACCTAACGCCAACACTGCAAGCAGGTCCTCTTGAATCATCTGATCCACTGAAGGATTAGACAGGAGGGCCATACGTTTGGAATAAATGGTAGCAGCTGCGATCTCGTGCGGTGTCATGCTGATCTCCTCGAATGATTGATCCGAAGGAGTCTTCGCATAATTCTCCGCGACGTGATAAGCAGTCGCCCCACCGGCCAGCTTCGGGATGAGCACAGGCGATCCAGTCAGGCCTGACAACACACGAGCGCCCAAGGCTTCGGTGATCAGTTTGGCCCGAAGCAGATCGACCATCTCCTGGGGGAGATACTCTTCAGGAACGATCGCTCCACCAGTGCCTGTGGTCTGCGTTGACAAGGCGCGCATCTCTTCACTGTGCTTATCGATGATCTCCTTCTCATACTCAGCATGCTTCCAGTCACGAGTCATCAAGGCGCGAATAATATTCCCGATGTTGGCTGGCTTCGGCTTCTTCTCCTCGCCGTTAGCGATAGCCGAAAGGTATTCCGCCCTCTCCAGCATTTTGTCCTCGATAACTTTCAGGCGAGCTTCTGAATCCTCTCCCTGCTTCCGCATTTCCTCGATTGAATCATGGAACCCTTTCAGGTCGGTTTTCTGCGCCAGCAGATGTTCACGGATGCCTTCAGCATCAAGGTTCTCCGAGCAATGCGGGCAATCACCGCGCAGCTCTTCTACTTCTTTCTTACAAAACGGACAAGTCTTCATCTCAATTCCTCCTAATTACTTTTGTTGGTTAATCCTCAAGCACTCGTCCCAGGTTAGGACGTGGCTTGACCTTCTTCTTGTCGAACGTCAAGACATCATCATACAACTTGCCGAAGTCGACTCTCTTCTTTGGTTCCGGAACAGGTTCGCCTTGACCATCCGTACCTGAAGCATCCTCCGGCTCAATTAAGATGATGTTGCCTAAACGCTTGAGCTCTTCCTCGTCGTAGTTGCGAAACTCGGGAGGTGTCTTTTGAAACTCCTTATAATGCTTTGACAGGTGAGTGTAGACCCCTCGTCGATCACTGGCGGAGAGGCCTTGCACGCCACCACGTGCGCCCAGCAGTGCGCCCATCGCAGCTTTGACACCATTCCACACCGTGTATTTATTCGACGCTTGATGGTGAGGTAATTTGTAAGCTGACTTCACGTCGGCATTCTCCGAGTCGAACCACGAGCACATTAACTTGAGATCATCCACGTCAGCGGCTGCGCGTTCCTTCGCACCGTCCCACGCTTTCCCTTCAGGCGCTAACGGATATTTCTTAAATGCAATCACTCCGCGCATGTTCCCGGTGAATCCTAATTCCTCAAATACTTTACGGACCACACCATCAACCGTCTCGCGTACCAGGTCGACCAATTCCTTTTCCTCATCGCCCTCCGGTTCCATGTTCACAATTGGAGGATCGGTTTGCGGTTCCGGTGTAATCTCCAACTCAACATCGCGGACGGCGGCGGAGTTGATCTCATCAACTAACTGTTGTATGAAGGCCGGTATGTCATCAACCACCGCGCCCTCAACCTTATCAATATCGAGCACGATACGAGGAGGCGGTGGTAATATCAACGCGCCTTCATCCTGGTGGTAATAATCCATGACGCCGCGGGCGACTTCGTTGCCTCCGTCAGCCGCGCGCTGCAGTGCCTCCGGGTCGGCTCCGATTGCAACTAGGGACAGGTCGCGCTGACGGTAATTCTTAACGACGCCTTTCAGCTCGGCCTTTTCCTGGTCGCGGAGTTTGATGCTGTTCTTCTCGAGCAACCCCATCATCTTCTTGTAGTCAACCTCCCTGTCGTCATTCCCGTCCCATGCAATCGACACTGCCCTCATGTGCTCGTCTCGATACAGGATCCAATACTGTTCGCCCAGATCGGTCTCCGCAAACTCGACAGTTTGGAACATGCCCTTGTCTGTAAACTCCGTCTCCTTGACAGAGCCGACGACCACTGGCCCGCCCTCAAAGGTGTGCCTCATGTGATAAGGAACCACAATTGGGTTCTTCATGTATTCCTTGTTATACTTCCGCCCTGCATAAGGCAATATAACAAGGCGGTCACTTGCGAGTGCGGTCGACTGCGCAAGGAACCTTACCGTCCTTTTGCCTGCGTCAACTGAACGTGCGACACAGTCCCTGTCAATCCTCGTCTTAAATTTCATCTTCCTAAAACCTCCTTATGGTTCGTTAGTCGGTATGGCAACACACCTGCAATTGACAACCTCGCCTACTGGGCCGAGGTGATCTAATGGGAACCTACAATCTGTCGCACTGAAGAACTCACCGTACTTCACTGCGCCCTCCGCTTGTGCGTTCTGATGCGACCTGCGAGCAAGTCGGTCCGTGATGCTCCACAGTGTATACTCAACGCCGCCTTTTCCAAACTCATTATGCCTTGCCTCACTCATCACACTGCCTACCTCCGTCCTGGCTACGGTAGTCGCACGTGATGCTTGAAAGTTCATCACGTCTCGAATGACCTGCCTCACTTCATTGACGGAGACATTCTCCTTTATCGCATCAGCCACAGCCACTCTCATATTATTGAACATGCGCGAATTAACACCATGCAGCATGTTCTGTCTTGTTTGCAACACACCTAACGTCTCCGATGATGTCCCGGTGAGGAATGGGGATTGCAATCCTATCTGTTCTGCAGCCAGGCCGTAACTTGCTTCCATTGCATCAACGTAGATGCCTGACGTCTCACGTATTAACATCTCATCCCAGTACTCCTGGTTGCCGGCTATGATATTCGCCATTGACTCCGGTGTGCGAAGCAACTCATCTGCGTTCTTCAAAACCTCCGCACGATACTCAAAGAGATAACGTTTATACTTACTGAAGAACTTGTCAATGAACACCTCGCGCAGTTTGATATAATCATTCCTTATCTTTGCATGGGGCGATATCTTTATTGCTTCCCGCCCTCTATCATCGACTGGTTCTACCGAGGATGAAGTCGGCTCAATCGTCGCGCCTGACATAACCATCTCGATTGGAAGTTGATTAGCATTCACTAATACTGTATCGCCCCACGGCAGCGGCTCGAAACCTAACTGCAGTCGTTCATTGATTGCATTGAAAGGAACCAACATGTCAAACAATGACTTTGCCTGTTCTAGTTTATCCTCCATCCCTTCCTGTAATGCTTCAACGTTTGATAGGTCGAACGCTCCCCAATATCGACCGCCCTCAATGTATTGAAAAAACTCCGCCCAATAAACATCTTCGAGGTTCCTAATGATTGGGATAATCGTATCGGTCCATAGACGTCGTAGTTCAGCACGCGCCGTAGCATAGTTGATCTTATCTGTTGACGACAGCAGCAACATCGGGACGCGCCAGATCATTGCAAGCTCTTCTTTACTCATGCGCTGCAGCGTCGCGAATTGCAGATCCTTTGGAGTGTAGCCAACTAATTTGACGTCCTTGATTCCTGACAGGAGTGCCCATCTGAAAGCATTGCCTGTCCCACGATGCCTCTTCTCAAAGTCTTCAACCCAATCCTCACGCTGGGTTCTTTTCAACGTGCGTTCCGTCAACAGGAAGCCGCCCGGTGAAGCATCATTGTCAAAGAACGTCTCGTTATACGTCCGCGCTCCCCAATCTGTTTGTAAACCTTGATTAGCTACAATCAGTGGTGATAAGCCGCGCCTGATATCCTTCGGGTTGAACGTGCGGGGTCTGATTAACTCGAAAGGCATCAGCTTGCTTGTCGAACCCGATGGAGGACGGTATTCCCAATATACAGGCAGTATCTCGTTTGCTGGCTTCGGTGTGAAGTAACCGGGATTGCTAGGTACCATCCACTCCGGAATCTTTGCGACATTCTCACGTTCAGTGCAGACAATATCGCACTCACCGTGCAATGAATAAAACGTTACAACGCCTCCCCAGAACTGCGCGCCCGATTGCAGTGGGTTGGGCCGATCAAACAATCTATTTAACTCATGCCCACTCACCTCCTGAAAATCCTCACTGTCCATCGTGGGCAGGGCGCGATTCATCCATCTGTCCTGCGCCTTGCGTTGAATTAATCGCGCAGCCCGTGCCTGCCCCGCCCCTTCAGGAGTAGCAGTATATATCTTAAACGGAACCTGCGCGACCTCGTCATATAACAACTTGACGCATGAATAAACAACCGGGTGTTGAGAGTAAGGATCAGTCAGCTTTCCCTTATTGTATAGTCGCGACGTTAAAGACGTCATTGCTGCAATAGGATCACCTGATAGTTGACGGAGTAGTTCATTACCTATCAACCTAAACCCTAACCGCTGTGTCAACGTTAACTTATCCACAGGCATATCATCTCCTTAAGTGTTTAATATGGTGCCCCACACCTGACTCTCATCCAACACCTGCGCAGCGATCCACTCGTAGGTGTCGCATAAACGATAGTGATCTTGTCCATCACCTTTTGTCCAAATGAATCTACCACGTCCTTTGCTTGCGTCAGGATCCCACTGCCTCGTGGGTGTCTGCATCTGACGAAAGAACCCGTCAACCACCTCCGCGGGTTTCGGTAGAACGACTTCGCCTTTCTTGATTGCAGCGAAGGCCCCATCCATCACCGCGGTCCTATTCGCAGTGATGACTGGAGGATCCTTGTTGTCGTCATATTTGAAAGGCATCACCTGTTCCGGTGAGCCGAAGATGCAAGTGAACACGTCGTAGGACGATTCATCTGCGTATTCCTTCACCTTGTGTACTTCGGGATGCGCGTCAATCACGATTAGGTCAGGCTCAAATATGTCCGCGACGTCCTCCAGCTCCCTGAAGGTGGAAGCCGTTCCGATATCAACAGCGACGCGCCTGCCTTCCTTGTCAATGTATGATGCCTTATAGTGCAACACTGCGCCTACGTCAACACCCATCACGACTCGCGCACCGTCGGGTACCTCCGGCCACTCATCCATGTCTGTGTCAACTACGTTTGCTAAATCATCGAGGGTGAGGCCGGCTGACTTCGGAATGTAATACTCACCCAGCTCTGAACCATAAAATATCTGTAGTGCGGTGTCATTAAACAATGCAGCAAGGAAGGCATCAAACATTTCCTTAATGTCTGCTGACGGAGTGAATAGCTTACTGATCTTGTAGCCACTCACCTTCCTGTCAGGATAACGTGCGACCCATCTACCATTACCTAATCGATCAAACGGCTTCTTACATTTAGAACAGACCGGCCTGCCATCCTTGTCCCTCAATCGCCACGTGTTGCCTTTACCTCTCAACACGAAGTGCCCATGCCAATCAAGTACCTGCTCATGCCTGCACTTGTCGCACTCAACATGCCAATCGTTCTGTGTTGACGACTCGAACGCTCGGCCTATCGAATGAGGCGCGCCCGGCTTGCGCGGGTTGGAGATGCGCATGATACGTTTATAATCTGATTCACTCAACCGGTCTTTAGCCAGGCCGAGGTTGTCGGGATCACACAGGTCCTGCTCGTCAATGATTAACTCATCTGCAGGGAACTCCGAAAACTCTCCTTCAGTGTTCGACCCCACGAAGTGCAACACGCCCAGGCCGATATGTTTTAGCGCGCGAGCATCAGACGATTTATCTCCGAACGCCGACACAGCAGCACGCACCTGCGCACGATAGTAAGGCGATACCTTGAGCTGCCTGTCTACTCTGTTTGCTACGAAGCGGTTCCTTACTGGGTGAGAGGGTAACGTGTATAGAACGGAGCGCCCTTCACAGGAACTCGTGTATGCTCGTGTTAATGCTATCTCCGTCAGGCCGCACTGCACTGACTTCTGCACGACCATCTCTCTTGATTCATCCATCAGGATCTGAATTAGGTATGGCCTGCCCTGCAATGTCATAGGCTGGCCTTTGGTGTTGACGTGATGCTCAAGGTAAGTATATAGGATCTTGTTACGTTGATAGATGTCTTTGATGTTGCCTTTGATCCCGCGCAACCATTCACGCTTCGCATCTGCATTGAACATTGCTGACGTGAGGCCCGGGATATGGAGGGAGGTCCCAATTGATTCAATGAATGACTGCAGCGGTGTCTCATTCAACATTATCTAATTCCTTAACCAAAGCGAGGATGCGCTCACCAATGTTCGAGCGTATCTGCGGGTCGCGCACTTCCTGCGAGATGATCTCCACTATGCGTTCTGCTATCACTGCGAGCTGCGCACGTGTCAAACCACGATGCAAGTAGTTGTCTACTCGATCAGCAATGTCCTTCGCAGCAAAGTGCTTGCCCTCAACCGCATCAGCCAACTGCGACGCTGACAACACTCCAGCAATCGTAGTCGTGTCGGGGTCGAGGTTCAATTCCTTTGCGCGCTCCGCGACAGCAGGGACGCAGGAGGCAGGCTCGTTAAGCATCTCACGATATACGCGCGCCATGGAACGTACGCCGGCTTTGCCCTTCGGTGGCTTGCCCTTCTTCCATTGCCACGGCCTAATATCTTTCTTCTTACCTCTTGCCATCCTACCTCACGTCGTTAAGCACACAGGCCTTCGGCAGTAGTACGGTTACATGCTTACTACAACATATAACCGCTGTTACCTCGCTACCTCGCTTATTTTTATCAATATAAAAATAATATTATACCTATTACCTATCACCTCCCCAGCCGCGCAGCCGTTGACCATGCGGCTCAACTAAATTCACTACATGCTACGCCGAAACTCCTAGATAATCTATAATAAGCATCTTCACATCCTGCGGCAAGTCATCCCAGTCTAACCCGTACAAATACTCATACAACGCCGCCCACTCCAACAGATTACGGCTTAAATGATCTACTGCGTCCGATTCAGTCAACAAGGCACATCGAATGCTCTTCCGACCCCGTGGAACCCGAGCATCCCAATACATCTTCGCATGGCCCTCAAACATTCTTATCAGCTCATCCCGATCCACTACTTACCTCCCCTGCAAAGCAAATCTAGAACACCAATCATCAAACCGAGTCACAGGCCATCCTTTTGCAGCATCAGGAGCTTCAATCCTGCACTCACCGTGTTCGCTAGGTTGGTAGCAGTTAGCATACGAGCGACCTGGGCGCTTGCGCCAATGTTCACAATACTCACACTTGCGCACCATCACTTCCCTCCCTCGTGCATCCTTCGCCTTCGCTTGCGCGGGGGCACTCGCTTCTTCTTCCTGACGATGGCAAACAATGTCTTCTCCCATCCATCGCGCTCCAGCCACTGCCCTTCCTTCAACTTGTAGGAATTCAACGCGCCCACCGCATGCTGCCCTGTCTCACTGTTCACACACCGCGCAATAACACCACGCCCTTCCTCCACGAACTCCAGGAACACCGGACTAACATCTCCCTTGTCCGGGCACGCCGACTCCAGTGCCTTCAACAAGTCAATCAAGTCTTTCCGATTCAAGCAGACGCGCAAGCCGTCCCCTTCACCTCTCAACTCCCTCACCACCCCGCGCCAGTCTGGGAACGAATCACTTTTAGGTAGTGCCGCTGACGTGACTGTGTCTCCCTTCGCGTCAAGTGACGTGAACCCTACCCTAGCCGGGTCAGGCACTCGGCTCATCGCTACATGCTGCAGCGTGTACCTCTTGTCCTTCACCATGTTCTTCAACACGCGCTCGACTAAATCGACTGGCAGTACCAAACCATCCCGGCCCGGCTCCATCTGCTCGCCTGCCGTGTCCGGCCACCTTACCTTCTTCTCGTCAGCCGGACCGACTGCCATCAGCATCTTCCCATTGCCGGCCACCGTCGCCCCGTCCGGCTCGAACCTTACGCCATTCAAGCCCCTGTCGTATCGATCCTTCGACGCCACCGACGCCACCATTAGGTTTGCTCGACTATAGATCATTCCGTCAACTCCTTTGCGCGTTTCTTGATCTCCTTAATCATTGTCTTGACGCTCTCCTTGTCAGCCCTTTGCCTCACTGATGCTGCGGGCATGTCAGTAGCTAGCAGATCAATAACAGTGGCTAAATCATTTATCAATTCCTTCACCTTCGGTTTCTTTATGTCTGCCATATCATCACCTCCCTCCTAGTTAGGCCTCGTTGACATTTTGACTGTACTCAACCTCTGCTCAATCAATACCTTTGTTAACTTATGCACGTGCGCATCCAATGTCTCCACAGCGTCTCTCAACAGGTTCAACTTCATCTCGACCATCGTCCGCCACATGAAAGTAAGCATCTGCTCGTCGACCACCCTATTGATTACTATCCTCACTACTATCATCCTCCACCTCCTTAACTAATCTTTGAACGTCCTCCACGCTCATCGGCCACGGCGCGCCGCACTTCATACATCTATGATACGGCTCGCGCCACTTCCTGTCCTTCACCTTCTCAACACTGTCTGTCCGCCCGCACACCACGCACTTCTTCTCCTTCATCATCTTCCCTCCCGTCAACATAATGAGCACAGAACCTACCTATAATCGCATCCACTCCTTCGTTAACCTGCATGCCTTCAATCCTCACGCCTTCGCGTACCTTACACACTACTCTGTGCAAACAAAACTCGCACGACTGCCCTTCACTCATGATCCGCGCAGTCAACCTCATGCACCTCTCCTGCTCCCTCTTCAACTGTCGTTCCAATGCGTTCTTCTCCGCAAGCAGCCTGACGACCCGCGACGACTCCTTGTCCTCCTCAATCACTCTTTTTCTGAACCTCATCCTTCACCTCCAGTCTACGCCGCAGCATCTTCACCTCCGCGTAGTATGACAGTGACAACAACCCACCGCAGAGCAAACCACACCCAAACACCGTCAACGTATAGATCAACTCATCCATTACTACCTCCTTTCAATTAAGAAAGCAACTAAACCTAATATGATCCACAATAACAACCAATACTTCCAATGCTTGATTGCCTCCTCAATTGCTATCTTAACGAACTCATCCCATGCCTCCCTTAATTTCTCGAGTGGCTCAATCAACATCACTACCTCCTTCCTTCAACTCCGCCTTCAACTCCTCGCGCACACCAGCCGGGTCCTTACCGGGTGGCTGAACCACAGTAGCACTTTGCGCCTCAACATGCCAACTGCACTTACAATCAACATCACACTTCACCTTCGGCCACTGTACCATCCCGCACCTCTCTG